ACTTCTAGTTTGCCGCCCCCCTTACATTCTGGACATTCGCTAGAACGCTCCTGCAAGCCGACAACATAATTGCCTATTTTACTCATGATATTTCCTTTTCTTTGCTAGATGTCTTAGGGTAACATTTCTTATTTTACCCATTGACCCAATACATAATAAATGTTACCTGTTAGTCCTAGCAAAGAAAAGGACTTATTATTATGAGCAAAATAGGAAATTATGTTGTCGGCTTGCAGGAGCGTTCTAGCGAATGTCCAGAATGTAAGGGGGGCGGCAAACTAGAAGTCACTGTGGAAGTTGATTCTTTCCGCGATATAGATTGCGATATGTGCAATGGAACTGGTAAATTGGAGGAAGACGATGAGTGAGCGCGACATGGATAAGTTATTAGACGAGGTATTTGCAAAAGTATTTGGGGAGCTATGGTGATGGCTAAATGGGATTTAGGAAAACTAAAGGTTAGTGATGATGCAGGAAGCGTAAGTGACCGACCTACATTCCGGTACTTGCTTGATCGATTAGGCGAGGTAAAGACACAGCCCGACTTAGAGGACTTAAAGGACGAGGTTCAAGGGTATTTGCCTCTGGATCAGTACGAAGAGAATTACGATGTCCATTCTGCCATTAACGATGTTAAGCGTGATTACGTCAACAGGGCTATTGCAAAGAGCAAGAACCTAAATAACGCGGCTAATCTGTTGGGCTTGAAAAGTTATCAGGTTCTACAGAATTGGATGTATAAGCTGGACATTGAAAAGTGATAGCAGCAGCGGCGTGCCTTAGTCTCGCTTTGTATCATGAGGCACGCGGGGAACCCTATGTTGGTCAGTTGATGGTGGCTAAGGTGATTGTTAATCGCATGGAGTCACCGCGCTGGCCTTCTTCTATGTGCAATGTTATTACGCAAGATCGTCAGTTTTCGTTCTATCGCAAGGGCAAAACCCAGAAACCTAGAGATGAAATAGCTTGGGCCAAGGCTCAAGCGCTTGCGGTTAAGATTATAAATAACCCTGACATCTTGCCTTATACCGATGCAGATCACTATCATACGGTAAATGTTAGGCCCGTGTGGCGTGGGAAGCTCTACAGAATTGTTCGTGTTGGACGGCATATCTTTTACAGTTATAAAAGAACAAAACCTGTGATGGTCAGCATTAGGCCGAAACTACGGGAGGATTAAGCTAATGGCTTTGAACAAAGAACGATTAAGTCCAGAAAGAATAGAGGTAATTATTTCGGGTGTCTTGCAAGAGATGCCCGAAAGTTTTTCTATGCCTGAGATGCGAAACTTAGTAGTTGAACTTTTGTTCGGGTTAGGTTTGCATCCGAATGATCTGCCGTTTTTCATGATGATGGTTGTTGACGCTTACATGGGAGACAGACATATTGACAAAGCCAGAGAAGGTAATTGATTTGTTCGGGTTATCATGATATGTTTCGTTTGAGTTTAGGAGATTTTGCATGAGTACAGTACGACAGCCAATTTTTAATCCACCGCCCGGATTTCAACAAGTTTCAACTACTGAGTTTCAGCAGCCTATGCAACAACCTAGAGGTCTGGGTTCAATGGGACAACCTACGCAACAACCAATGGTAGTTCCTTCGATGGGTGGTCAACCGATTCCACGCGCATCATCTACCAACACTACTATGGCCTCTGATATTACGGGAATGATGCAGCAGCCTATGCAACAGCCCATGCGACAGCCTCTTTTTGAGATGATGCAGACTGCGCAACAAACTATGGGCCAACCTCGTGAAGGCACAGCACAACAGCCCATGCGACAGCCCATGAATATTATGGGTCAGCCCATGCAACAACCTCAGCCATACAAAACTCCTTCACTTAACGATCAACCTCAAGCCAATGCTCAACGGAGATTAAGAGATTTATTAGAAAGCGGAGTTTTTGGAGGTGGAAGAAGTACCCCTAATATTCCTAGAATTGGGGGGGTTAACCCTCCTCCTACTCCTTCTTCCAGAACAGGTATTCGCGGAGACGGAAGGTCTGCTAATGACCTACAGCGTATGTTAAATCGCCAAACTGTAGCCAAGGATGAAGTCGCTGGTGTTAAGGCCGATATACAATCTTTAGAGCGTGACAGAGCAATAAACAGGATGGCTAGACAGATGGCAAATAATCAGCCTCAGCGTCCTACGGCTCCAGTTCAAGCCCCGCCAGAGCGTGATTTACCAAGGCCACCTAATCCTTTTTTAGACCGGATAAGGCAAGCAGACGTACAACCACAGTTAGGTATGGGCATAGGTGCTGCTAGTCCTGATGGTATGGAGCCAAGGGGCCAACTTCCCTTTTCAGGGGGTTTAGGGCCAAACATCAATAACATGGGTAGCCCGAATGGAATTATGGGTGGTTTTAATCCTATGCAGCAGCCACAGCAATTTGCAGGCGGCTATGGTCAACAGCCACAGCAAACGCCTTATCAACAGTATGGATTAAGTGGTGGTGGATACCAGCAAAACCCGTATCAGGCGGCTCAACCGCAACCACAGCAATATGGTGGTTACGGCCCGAACCAGAGTTACGGGGGATACGGAGGATCACAAGGGGTTCCTAATCCGTATGCGCCACAACAGGTAGGCCAAATGGCAAGCCAAATAGCGCAACCTATGTATTAAGACATTCTTTTATTGGCAGATTATAGAAGTATTGTATCTGTATAATAGAATTCTTACTTTTACCCAGACTTTGAGCTATATCATTTTGCGTCCAACCTTTACGCAACATTTTGTTTACTAACTTAGCCTGTTTTGTTAGGGCAATTTTTTTATCTTTTTTCTTAAAATCATTTAATGCCCACCTGTTTTTGTTTATTTCGCGAAACCTTACGTTTTCCAACTCGTCTTTTTTTATTTGTGCTTGAAAAAGTTTAGCGTAAGTTTCTTCATATTGAGTATTCATATTAGTTTTCCCGCCCCTCTTAAATTTTCAACAAAATTAGTTAGCTCCTGACGAGCCTCAAAGAAATCATTCTCTGCTCTAGGATTACCTTTTGTCCAACGCTCTTCTTGAAAGCGATCAACTTGTTGTCTTAAAAATTTTAATTGTGACAGTTGAAACGGCGTTAATTCATCATCCATTTTATTCCTCCTATTAATATGGTATTATTACCACATACTCCCACTTAGTGTCAAATGTTATCTCTACCTGTTTGACGCTCGTATTCGCCACGAGAGAATGGCCCGTCCATAGTTCCGAGCCATCTTTCTGATCCTCCTGTGGTCATTGTGTACTTGCGAATTAAACCAAGTCTACATGCCTCTGTTATTGCGTCTCCCATAGTTGATGATTTTCCTGCGTTCTTGAGATAGATAACGCATGGCTCACCAGAGTTTGATTCTTTCACAGCATTGTATAATCCATCGCTTCCACCATGAGCGACTGCACGACATTCGTCGTCACGCATACGCACAAATACTGCAATATGTTGCAGGCGATCACGAATTGTGGAGGACATAGGTAATGAGCGAATATCCATAGAGCGATCTTCTAACAATCCTGTGTCTGGGTTACGAATGAAGTGCCTAATCTCACGATTAGCTGGCCCGTTTGATTTAACAACCGCACCATCGAATACAGCGTTCCTTGCGTAATCCAATTGCAGATCACGACACCGCTGACGCCCTGTGCCTTCATCTACAGACCAGACGGCAAACGCAGAGCGCACGCCATCAACAATAGCAGATGTACCGCGAATAAGATTACGCGCCTGTTCTGGAGTTGTGACGGGATCGTTATCTCTAATCTTTGCCATGTGGTGATTGACCATGACAGTAGCGCCTGTTTCGGTTGCCATCTGTGCTAGTAGGCTCATAAACGCGGCACCCGCCGCTGGATCAGCGTTTACATCTGCGTGAACAAACGATGCCATAGGATCAATTATGATCAGCTTTAACGTGTTCATTTCTAGCATCTGATCGTATATGCGAGAGAACTCTTCGCCCATTAAGTACGAGTTATCAAATTTCTGCATGATAGGAAATACACCGCCGAGGTTTGGCAATGGTAGAATACGCAGTTTATGCTCATAGCTTTCGCGGTATTTACTAGGATCAAGCCTAGAGATACGCCTGTGCATTTCGTCTTTGTCATCTTCCGCAGTGATTAGGATTACGTCACCATGCTCTGCAACTAGACCACCGAACGAGCTTTGCATTGATGCGCCAGATGCTACCTTCATGGCAAGATCGAGTGTCATCATGCCTTTACCACTATCACCCGCCGCTGCAAAAACACATGGCACGCCAAGAGGTATTGTATCGCCAATAAGAAACTTCTGTTCTGGAGCTTTACCAACAAAGTATTTGTCGATCAAAAGCGTATCATCTAGCAGAGATATTTGCTTTTTAATTTTGTTTTCGTTCGACTTAATCATCTTATCAATGTCAAAATCTTCGTCTACAGCGTCAGCCGCATCCCATTTATCTGACTTTGTTGATGGTATCTTTAACATCAAAGTTGATTTGACGCCTGCCTGCTTGGCTTGAGCTTCAACAATTTGTGCCAGTTTCTTCCCAGCTTCATCATTGTCAGGCCACAGTATAAGTTCTTTGCCTGATAGCGGAGTAAAGTCAAACTTGTAAGCTGTGTTCTCAGAGAGCATCCCTGCACCGCCAATAGTGCATGTTGCTACATATCCTAGCTCATTAAGAGCGTCAGCGCATTTTTCGCCTTCAACCCATATAACTTTGTCAGCTTCTAAAATGTTCGGGATATTATACAATGGCCTTGGCTCTGGTATTCCTTGCCTACCATTCATGAACTGACGGAATTGTTTCTTAGGTTTGCCAGAGCTATCCCTAACAATTCCTCCAGTTGTATCCTGTTCGTAGTATTTTCTTACCGAAACTAGAACTACGCCATTGCTGTCAGTATATATGTATTCGCTTTGAAATGGGGTATTCGGGCCGATCTGTACCTTTTGCTCTATAGGCACAACTTTGTCCTGTTCCGGTGTGGGTAAACTGTTCGGCTTAACAATGTTTTCTGGAGGTGGAGCGTAGTCTTGTGTAACGTAATCTGAAAGTAAATCTACGGCTTCTTGTACGGACAGACCCCTTCCTTCTTTCAGAATTTTAAGAATACCACCAACACCGTCACCTGACTCAAAGTCTTTGCCGTTAAGAAACCAAGGACTGCTTGGATCAATGTTAATTCGTAAAGATTTCCCAGCTTCTCCTCGCAACGATCCTATGAAGAATTCCTTTCCACGAACCACGCCTTCTGGGTATGTATCTATCAATATTTGCAACTGCACGCTTCTAGGAACATCCCTAGAAATACGGTCTGCAATGTCTTTTGAAGACTTGCCAAAACTTAAAACATTCATTAGTTTACCCCTATCTACCCTGTCCTGCTCGTTTAATGTGAGGTGCCGCCGACCAAGCGCACCTCACATTTTTTTTATGACTTCCAGCAAGTCTCCCTAAACTCACAAAACTTACACAAAAAGAAATCTTTGCTCTGAGCAATACGCGGTAGAATGTCACCAGCTTTTGCCGCCGTCAATATGTTTACTGCTTTATCGCTCGCCGCTTGAGCAAGATTACCGTTATACGGCACAAGCTCATAATAAACTTCTGACGTATTTTTATTTACAACTGTGAACAACGCAGGGTTCTCATGAAGATCCATATAGGTCTGATATAGAGCTAATTGAGTAGCGTAAGTTAGATTTGCTTTGGTAACACCGTGACGAACAAAAGCTTTAAACTTGCTGTCATTGGCTGATTTGCATTCCCATAGGCTAGGATAATCCATAGCCACAGGCCCATCGCAAATAACTCCATCTATGTGTCCTTTGATTTCTCCGTCAGCGATTGAGAAGCCAAACTGCTTTCCGTCCTTATCTTCTGTTCTAAGGTCAAAACCAGCGTCTCTAAGCCACTTAGCGGTGTAATCCTCAATCTCATGCCCAAACTGAAAGATACGCAATGTGCGTGCCGTAAAGGCTTTGTCTGGGTCAATAGGATAGTTGAGATAACGATACTGTATTTTGCGAGAACATTCATCGCCAATACTTGAGGCACCAATGTAGGCGCGTCTTTCTCTCTTTGTCTCGTTCGCAACTATTGCTTGATCTACTGCTTCCTTAATATGATCCGCTACCGGATCAGTTTTAGAATGGGATTGAAGTAGAGGGCCAAGTGCCTGTTGACTTAAAGTAGGTGTCTTCGAGTTTTCCAATGTCAATCTCCGCTGCTAGACTTTTTGATTCTTGTATGCCAAATATTAGTGTCTGCACTTGTTCTTCTGAAAGGTCAGAAAATCTTGTATTCCACCCAAATTTACTAAGTATGTGGGCCAACTCCTTCATGGGCTTTGGCGCTGTTGGTATATCGTTCAATGTATTGTCTCCTCGTTTAGCTCGAATAAATCTAAAATTTTATTCACATCTTCTGGGTCTGCGTTACTGTTCTTAAACCCAATACTCATAACCTCTTCGGATTCTATTATTACGCTTGCACTTCCAAACAGAATTTCTCGTTTTGTGTTTTCTATTTGTTGATTAATAATGTCGTTGGCAGTTGTTTGAACCTCTTCAAAGTCATTCAAATCTTTTACCCAACACATTACTTCATACTCGAAACTCTCAAAATTTTCTTTATCCTTCTCTGCAATCATTATGTTCATTTTAAATTGTGGCATCAGTCTTCATACGTTGCCGCCTTGGAACTTAACGACAGGCTCTGGTTCTGTCTTATGTGCCGATAGCTCCCCAGCGCAGGCTGAATATCCTGCAAGATCCAGATAATTCTCTGCGTTTTTTGGGTTGGATTTTTGACGTGCTATTTTTAACAGGCACATCATAATTGCAACGTCAGACGGATGGACGTGACGATCTAAGTAAATGCCCCACAGTTCTCCAATAGTGGTGAGATTATCCTCCATATCTCCATGCTCTGATGCTCGGTCAACATTTACCAATTGCTTGGCAGTATCTAAAATTTCTGTGCGTGTGTATTTAGTCATTTGCTTCTCCCTTTATTTTCTTTGCTTGTTTCATAATTAAATCGTCAATTGCTTCTCTGTTCCAGTAATAACTTAAACTGCAAGTGGCTTTGTACTTTGTCCAAGAGAAATCCATCATGTTAATTTGTACGCCTTTACTCGCCAAATGTTGCTTTTGAATTTCTGACGCTGGCTGATTTAACCAACGCTTAGTTTTGTTTGCTGCACTGCTGTCCTCTATCTCACGAAGAAAATCGTCTCCAGCGGCCATTGCTTGTACCTTACTGCCAATGGAAACTAATCTAACTTTTTTATTCTTAGCTTTTACCATAGCTATCCAGTATTCTCCAACCTGACCAACTAATGTAAATCCACTAAATCCTGTAGCCATCATTGCGTTTCCCTGACCAAATGGGTCAATCCACATAAACGGAGACATCTTCATAAGATCATACTCAGTCATAACGAATGTGTCTAATTCTTCCTTAACCCTCTTGCGGAACTCATGTTCGCAAATTGGGCAGATACGAATACTAGACGGAACTTCGCTTCCACAATCCGGGCATATTTTGGTAGGAGCTTCGCCAGCTTCTGACTTTTCCTTACCGTCTAGGTTAGCTGTTTCGTCTAACCCACCATGCGTGATTATTGACGTACCAAAGTCCATAACAACGCAATCGGTCTTAATAATGTTTGGGTATAGCTCAGGGTCAAGAATGCGTAGTCCGCGCCCAATCATCTGAACCATTGTTCCCTTCTGGGAGCATGGCCTTGTTAGGATTATGCAAGACACAGGTGGCGCATCAAAACCTTCAGTTAGGACTGCCACGTTTACGATAACTTGCAGATCACCAAACTCAAGATCGTGAAGCATATCCGCACGCTCTATTTTGTCTGTCTCACCCGTCAGATAGTTAGCTCTAACGCCGCCCATAATAAAAGCTGCGCAAACGTGTTCTGCGTGCGCTACAGTAGAACAAAACACAACGGTCTTGCGATCCCCTGCCTTTTCCTTCCACTCAGTAACAATGCGATCATTAATGACCTGACGATCCATGATGGCCGCGACTTCTTCCATGTCGTATTCTTTGCCGCGCTTTGTGACTTTATCGAGTTGTTCCCCTACGCCCAGATCAATGACGTAGCTTTTAGGACGTACTAAGAAGCCTTCGCGGATCAGAGTAGCCAAATCAATTTGATGTGCGCAGTTGTTGAAAATACCGCTTAGACCTTTACCATCGCCTCTGTTTGGCGTTGCGGTAAATCCTACGATCTCAGCCTTGTCGTTGTCTTTCAGAACAGCGTTGATTACCTTTGTGTATGTAGGTGCCGCCGCATGGTGTCCTTCGTCAATCACAACCATATCGAACTTAGGGCGATCTCGTAGGTTCTTGTCACGCGACATGGTTTGAATCATTGAGAATACAGCTTCGCCATCCCAATGTTTAACTGTTCCGTTAACAATGCTGGTTGTGATGTACGGGTTTACTTTTTGAAACTTATCTTTGTTTTGAGCAACCAGTTCATCACGATGCTGTATGATTAGAACACGCTTGCCTTCTTCGTGGCGTTTGCCAACTAAAGCAGAAAGCATGATTGTTTTGCCAGCGCCCGTAGGAGCTACGACTAATGTGTTGCTGTGTTTGTCTAACGCATTACAGGCGTCAGATACAGCTACCTCTTGGTAGGGACGTAATAACATAATAAAACCTATTTGCTAGAATAGTAAGTTGGGGGGTTCGCGGCCCAAGGCCCCCCTATCCTTGGTCTAGCAGGCGCAGAATGGCCCTGCCGCTAGATTATTGTTGCGCCCAAGAAGGTACTGCACCAGAGGCGGGTGGAGCCGCTTGTTGCTGTTGTCCTTGCTGCATCCCAGCCGCAGGAGTAGTCTGCGCTGGAATATTGCCTTGGGGCAAGAATTCTTTATTTTCAGGCGTTAGTGCGGCCATAAGCTGATTACTATCAGAATAACCGTTTGTGCCTTTCTTGATACCAATTTTCGCACAAATCTCCAATCCATTCAAGTCCATCATACCAGAGATATTACGATTTTGTTGGGCTTGTGGAGTTACGTCAGTAGCGCTGATATTTCGTGCGCTCTCAACGATTGACTTCAAGGTGCGAAGACCAATCTCTTTTGCAAGAGGCATACCGCTTGGCCCTTGCTTGTCTCCATCGACAAACACGCTGTGCCAGAATTTGCGGCGATCATAGCTACCACCAATGATTGTGAACTCAAGGTTCATCCACTTAGCAGATGTACTCATGGATTTCTTAAACCATTGGCCTTGACCAAACTCAGGAACTTCGATGTCCCCCTGTTGAACTAGAACAACCGCACGAACCACAGAACCTTTAGGGATTAGTGTGAACTCTTGGTTTGGTGCGCTATCGTCTTTCGGTACATTATTTAAATTAAGCATTATACTTCTCCTTCGCCAGAAGTTTGAGTTGTCGGATTAACAAAGACTAATTCTTTGTCAGTTTTATTTGAGCCACTGCTCATCTTATCAATTAACTTTCCTAAGTGTGGCTCTTCTAGTGTGTCTAGTCTGCCAGAACGGTCTTTAGCTGGATAGCCCCATTCGTTCAGAGGTTGACATACAAAGGCACGATACTGTCCGTGATCCCCTGTTAATACTGACATTGTGATTACCTCGTCAACAATTCCGGGCAATTCACGGCCAGTTTTACTACCCTCAATTTGAAGGGAGTATTGCTTGCGTCCGTACTCGTCAGTAATCTCGTCAAGAATTCCAACAAAGATTACGTTCTTAGAACGGATGTGCTGAATGTGGGTTAGCCATGACATCATCTCACGACCATGCAAACCATACGCCGCACGAGTGTCTAGCTTACCAGAGCGATCAGAACGAACCTCTGGCTGCTGTAAGCACCACTGGAAGCACAAACGGCCTGCCACGGTGATTGAGTCCACAAACAACGTATCGTACTTCTGCCATACGTCTGAGCTATCCCCATACATCTGCGCCACATAATTGTAATGTGATTCGCTGTATGGCTGATCTTCTGCCAACGATGGGTTTGCTCCACCTAAGAAGCAAGCAAGGTCACGACACTCTGCCCATGTACGAGGACGAACGACATCAATAGGATGTCCCTCAATAGCTGTATCCCCTGCTTCCAAGTCCATGAACAAAGTTGTTGATGGATTAAGAGTGCGAGCAAGTGTGGTTTTACCCACACCGCTTGCGCCACAGACTACGATCTTGTGGCCTTTCTTTTCAGCGATACGTTCATCTGCTGTTATAATTTGTAGTGCCATTTTATGAATCCAATTCTACTTTGAAGCTACCAACTTCTGTGGTGCGGCAATCTTCTAACATCCGCTTTATTGCAGGAGGTGCGGCTGTGAACTTACGTTCCTCAACAGCAAAGGTAAGCTTGCCGTAATGCCTTGCGTCCTCCTCAGACAGTTTAGACAAAGCCTCACGAAGAAGCTCTTGGTCCCATGTTACTTTCTTGGAGACAACTGCTTTGATTATGTCGTTGCCATGAGAGATATTTACGGTACCAAAGTCTTCACCATTATAGCCAAGTAACTCTTTGGCTTTTGGTAGATATGTAGATGAGAGCTTCTCTTCTACTTCTTTTAACTGATCCTTGAGATCAGCCATAGATGCTTTTAGAACTTTTCTAACTTCAAATAAATCACGACTTTCCATGTCGTTTCCTTTCTGCTTGCTACTAGAGTCCCACTTAAAAGCATACAGTGTGGGGTAGTGTCAAGTGGGTTTTTTTAAAAATATTTTTTTATTTAGATAATTTTTTTTATTTTAGGTGTTGACATCCCACTTGGTATGGGATATAGTGGTATTAACAAGGAAAGGATTACTAAATGAAAAGCGTTACATTCAAACTAACTAAAACTGAGTGGTCTATTCATGAGGATAGACTAACACTCGCAGATCATTTTGTAGAGGTCTATGAGGGATTTGAAGAATTTATTTCCCACCCTGATCCAGCACTGGCAATCATGGAAACGACACAAAAAGCAATGAACGAAGTTTTTGAAGTAAATGAAAACGGATCATGCACAGTGACAATTAACTTGAATGACAAATGGCATATTGAGATGTTTCATGAAAGCATCGATGGAAGCACCTACCCACATCACATAAACGATGAATTAGACACTCATTGCTATCATGATGACCTAGAGGGCATTAAAAGGCAAAAGGCTTGTAGAGCGACCATACAACATATGAGGAATATTAATAAAAAGCTCGATGCCCTTGGGTGCAGAGAAATAACATCTAGGTGGCCGTTTTAACCAATCAAAGGGGGCCTAGCCCCCCTTCTTCGACAACAGAATATCAATCCCCAGACAAGCCTTCATCAACTTCTTCTTCAGCTTAAACTCAGGCGTCTCAACACCCTTGGCATCGTCAACAATATAATGCCACACGCCATCCTTGTCTTCCCTGTTATAACAGAAGTCAGCAACGTAAGCACATATCTTTTGATCGTTAACCATCAGGTTGAACCGGACTTGTAGCTCAAGGTCTGTGACTACCCCAGCGCGTTCGAGAGACTTGAGATATAAGTAACGCTGGCTCTCCCATTTAGAATCAAACTTAATTCCGTTAACGGTTGTTTTTTTATTTCCGTATTTGGGTCTTGACCCACGCCGCTTGGGATTATATACATTAGGGAAAGTCATTTATGGGAAGGAATCTCCATGCCAAACCCCGGAAAATATAAGTCCGTAGGTGTTTCTATAGAAGCCTATGATAAGCTGATTGTTATAGCTGAACACGAAGATCGTGCTATTGGCCGTCAGCTTGCTCGTATGATAGATGAAACATATGAGGACATTAAAGTTCGTGTCAAGCCCAAGCAAACATACATAACTCCCACCTCAGTTGGCATTGGTGGCCTGACATCTGTCTTAGAAGACTAGAGGAAGGCTGAGTTACCCAACCCACCCAAAAGTATAGAGGCTAGTTGTGGGTCATCTTGTGCGCGTTTTCTAACTGAGGTTGGCGGTTGTAGTGATGCGGATTGATTTTGTGAAGTGTCAAATACTGGAGACACTTCTGGAATTGGAATGTTAGTTTGATTTGAACTTACAGGCTTTGGGTTTGAGGCTTTGGTTTTATCAAACTCATCTATTAAAGTTGTTGCTTGATCTACCGCTGATGTGGCGGCTTCATCAAAACTTTGTAAAGAACCCTGAGCAATTAATGACGATAGACTATCCTTTAATAACTCTCCAGCTATTTGGCCTCTAGTTTTAACATTTTCACCGCTAGAAAGTTTTTTGTATTTATTAGTAAATGCTTTATAAAATCTAGGGGATGAAAACAATTGGCCTATAATGCTAAGTTTAGCAATAGTGCCTAAGTTTTCTAAAGGACTTGCAGCTATGTTTGCGGCTACAAGATCACCGCCGCTTGTAGACTCCCCTAACAACTTCATTATTTTGCCAAAGTCATCCATTTCAGCAGCCATCTCTTTGCCATAGATGACTTGTATTTTTGCTTTATTTTTTAAAAGTCTATCACCAAATTTAGCAAATTGAGTTTTATCAGTTAAGAAATTCTTTTCAAAATCTCCTATTAAATTATCCATGTAATAGGTTTGAATTTTACCTATTGCGTCTGCATCATTTTCAAAAAACTTTCTTAGTGATGTTATGTCTTCTGCACGCATAGAGCCATCAGCAATAAACTCAGCGGCTTCTGTAGCAGTCAAATCTCCACTAGCTAGTTTTTTATTTATTCTGTTTCTGTTAAATTTAGCTTGATCGTCTTGCGCTTTTGCTAAATTGCGCAATAAATTTATACCTGTATCATCAGCACCAGCCGCCGCAAAATCTTCAATAACCTTTTGGTCGATGTTTCTTAGAGATAAAGCGTTTAATTGTTCGGCTAGTTTTTTAACTTCTTTTACGTTAGTGCCAAAAAGTTCATCCGCAGTTGAGCCTATTTCGTCTAATTTTTGTTTAAACTTGTAACCTGAAAAACTACCAGTTTTGGTATTTGTAGATTTACTTAATGTGTCTCTTAGCCATTCAGATGCCAAACGCTCTTTCAAGAGTGCAAACGATCCTGCACCTTTAAATTCATCTATAGTTTTTTCTGCGTCTTGCAATAACTTTGGGTTATTCTTGCGAATAAGCGATCTCATGACTTGTTGAGGGTTTATCTCTGCATCATTGCGAACAGCGTTTATTAAAGATTTTTTACTTATAGCGCTGTTTACACTTTCAAATTTTTTATTACCTCTTTTGTAAAAACTACGAGCTTTATCAAGATCTTTAGATGCTTCTCTAATTAATTTTAGACTTGCTGCATTTTCAGGACCTTTAAGCAAAGGAGCAACAAACTCGTCTATGCTATTAATGTTAAGTAAATTATCTATTTGAGGTAAAAAGTCATCTACGACACCACCGATTGTATCAGATGTTATGTTAAACATTCCTGTGTCACGCAAACTTTTACGAGCGTAATACAACTGACCAAACGAAGCTTTCTTCCCTAGCTGTGCAATTTCTTTTAAAACCAAGCCAGCTTTATGTGGGTTGGTTCCAACTTGAGCATTGTCAAAACGCTTCGACATTTGAAGCGCATCCTTAGAAATAGTTCCAGTATTAAATATTGCTGCATCTCCAACAGTATCATCAATGGCGTTGTTAATTTTTAAAAATTGAGTCTCAACCAAATCATCGAATGCTTTGTAGGATTGTTGAAAGGCTGCAAACAAATCATCTGTTATAGCTACATCTTGATCAGCAGCGCGACCAAGATTATTCGCTATGTCTTCCATGTGAGTTAAAAGTTTCTTTTCTTGAACTCTGGAAGCGGAAGATAATTTAGTATCCCCTATCTTAGCAGCAGATGTAAGAGCGTCTGCTGCACCTTGAACATCTACTTCACCATCAGCGCCACGCAACCACTTTAAATCTTCCATAATTTTTGCATGGTTATTACGAAGGCGTTTAGAAGTACCAAGTGCTTTTTCAGCGATTGCTTGTTGTCTAGCAGCTAAAGATGGCGCACCTATAGTGCCTAAAGAAAGCATATAACCTTTGTCATCTGCTGTTAAAATATCTTTAACTCTTTCTTCAGGAACTCCTTTACCAACTCGACTTGTTCCAGAAGCAAGTTTAAACACTTTCCCAGCTATACCAAATATTCCCTCACCAGCACCAGATATTAATCCCTCTTTAATTATATCTTTAGTTATTTCAGATCCAGTTTGTGCTTGAACTCCTTGGAAAGCTTCGATTCCTTCTTCAGCCGCTTTACCTGCGCCACCACCAATCGTGGCACCTATAACGGCACCTAAGATTGGAACTGGAATAGCAGCTTGACCTATTAGCGCACCGCTTACACCACCAACTAATGTTGTTCCAAGACCAGACAAATCTGATAAATCCTGACGAGTAAAACCTCTCTCATCAATTAAAACAGGTTTTTCAGTTTCCACTCCAAACTTTAATGCGCCTTCTGGAGTTAAAGCAAGATTGCCAAGATTGTCTCTAGTGTACTCAGTTTCTAAAAGGTCAAAGCCTTCTCGCAATACTTTTTCTTGATCTGCTTTTGAATCAGCGCGACCAAGCATAGCGCGTAATTTAGTGTCTTGAATGCCTGTTTCGTAATCAAAATCTAAGCTTTGACCCTTTTGTGTTTTTTCGTAATTAGCAATATCTTCTTTTGAAAAATAAGATTCTTTATCCACTAAAACATCTTGTATTTTTAATTGCTCTGTTGCAGAAGGTGTATCTCCTTTTATAGAAAAATTAAGAGGACCATACTTTGTATCTACAGAAACTACGCCCATTTTATTGGTCCTTCACATCAATTACAGATGAACTTCCATTATTACTTACTGAATACTGCATACTTCCTTGTATTAAAGAAGGATAAAGCTCCATATTTTTATCGTACTCAGATTTAGTTGGATAGTTATCGGGGTCTTGAAGTTCATCAAGAACTCCTCTTATAGCATTTCTTTTGCCAGCAAATAAAGTTTTAATTTCTTTTAATCTTAAAATTGATTCTTCAGGATTTCCTAATAAATCAATGTTTCCTAACATTACTCTAACATTTTCTACATCTGATTTTGAAATTCCATTACCAGTTTCTTGAGTCAACATTCTTTTAAATTGAGTAATTATAGAGTCTTGAAGTAACCTTACTTGTTGTCTTTTACCTACTTTAGATTCATCAAATACAACATTAGCATCTTTAAAACCAGCACCTACTAATGCAGTGTTAACGCTATCTGCTATTAATTGAAAGGTTGGGCTGTCTTCACTGTTTATTTGAGTTAACAATTCAGTCATTTGATCAACTGTTGCTAAAGCTCCATTTACAGACCTTAAAGCTCCCGAAGAATCTCTTAAAGCATCCATTGGGAAAGCAAAAACTGGACCAGTTGAGCTTCTGCCACGTTGAACTTCTAATCCGTTTATTACTTTATCGACTTTAACATTTTTTATTTCACCAACTTTTGCACCAGCTTTAATTTTTTCTTTTTCAATACCTGCTTCAGTATCATAAATTTTTAATAATCTTTCTCTTTGGAAAGCTAACTCAGCAGCAGCTATTGCAGATGCAGAAGACCTACCCGCATTAATTTGATCTAAAGCATACTTGCCAGACGCCATTTTTGCGGCTTTCGCATTTGTAAGAGCTTTATCTAAGAATGGCATTGCCTCTTCAGTGGCTTCTGCGCCTGCGTCAATCATTTTACTAATATTAAATTTTTTGCCAGCTTTGTTTTGCATAAGGTTAAGACCTAAAGCCATAAGGAAACGGCTTTTATCTGGTTTCCCACTAACATCCAGACCTGTAGCTTCTGCAAACTCTTTATTGTAACGCTCTATAGCTTCAGATTTGCTTTCGTTAGAAGTAGTTGGTTCTTTTTCAGCACCTGAAAGCAAATCTTTCATTGCTGCTAAATATCCATTTTCAACAATATTAGTGCCTGTATCTATTTCAGGCTCAGGTTTATCTTTTGCTATAGGAACAAAGTTTGGTCCTTGTAGATTTAATTTATCAGCAACTTTAGCAGCGGCTTGTTCTTTTTCTTGTTTTTCTACATCAAATTGCGTAACATCAATAAAGCCAAGGTCTGAAAGTTCATCAGCATTGTCTAGTAGTTCTTGATAACCACCGATAGGGGGTTCCAATCCTTCTATTGACAACCTTCTTTGATTTTCAATTTCATTTTCTTTTGCAGCTTCTTCCAAACGAAGATCACTAGGGCTTTGAAGGAATTCAATTCCCTCTTCTAATTTTCGACCCGGAAGTTCAAGAACATCAAGTGTTGTTTCACCAACGCCCCTAAATTTTTCTAAAATGTTTTTAAGTATTTGCTCTCCTTGAGTATCTGAATCACTAGACATAAAATTTTCTGTTTTAAGATTTAAATTGTTAAGATAATCAGATACGGCATTACCTTCATAGTCATCAGATGTGTTTAATGACCCCGGACCCACCAAAGCGCCCATAATACCTTGTGGAAAAATATTGTCATAACTAAATTGTTCACCAATGCCTTGTATAGCTGGATTGTTTTTTAAACTTAACAGGGATTTTAACTGTCTCTGCAATAATGATTCTTCTGCCATGATAACCTCTTATTGATTCATACCTTGGTATGTTGCGTAAGCGCCCACACCTTGAAGGAAAGGATTAGGAGCAGTGCTTGGTCCTGCTGTGTAAGTGCCGTACATAGAGGCAGAAGGCGCACCAGTTAAGAAATTCTGACCATAGCTATAAGGAGCTAGTGCAGTTGTGGTTTTAAGATTCTCATTTGCACGCTTATAATCTTCAGCTTGCTGATCGTACTGACGCTCAGTGCCACCAAGATTATACATGAAGTTCATATCTCTAGGAGCCATACCAGCATATGTGTTGCCAATATTAGCAGCAACATTACCCATTGTTCCGTAAGCCTTACCAATATCGGCTTGAGTTCCACCCACGCCAGCTAAAGACGATCCAAGGCCACCTACAAGACGCCCTGTCTCAAGGTTGCGTTTCTTTTCGTCTTCTCCTGCACGAGCCTGCGCCTCAGCGCTTGATAGGCCCATGCTGCGATACATATCAGCAGCTTTAAGTATGCGGCCTTCAGCGCCTTCAAATGTCTTAGCCTCTGTACTAAGCTGACCTGTAGCAAAGGAGCCAAGTTGTTGACCACCAGCTATGCCACGCTTTGCTGCGTCTTCATAAGCCTTCTGTTCAGCGGCAGTCCCGCTAATGCCAATCTGACCAGCGAGTCCAGATGCCTTTAACGCACGCCCACGAGCCGCTTCATCAGCCGCAGCGGATGCGGTTAAAGACTGCTGATACCCTTTAGACATCATGTCTGCTATAGTATTCTGCTTTGTCTCTTGAATGTTTCTTTCTGTCTCTGCGGCTTGAACAGCGCTACGAGAGCCACCAAACGCGCCAACGCGCCTAGCGCTATCTGCGTTCGCAATCTGTGCTTTGCGGCCTTCACGGTCAATCTTAGCTATAGCTGCGTCCATTACCTTTTCTTGGTAAGGATTCATAAAACTATCAACAGACTTTGATGGGTCGAATGCCCCCAAGCCTTGCTCTGATAGTGTGGTTGCGCGACCTGTTCTTCTGTCGAAAGACTCTTTAGCGTCAAAGTCTCCAAGACCACCTTTTACTGCGCTACGAGCATCGCCAAATAAGGTATCTGCTCGTGCTTGTGCATCGTATGACTGAGTGCCTTCATCTGCTCTTGTTTTAGCAGTTCCTAGCTCAGTGTCGTATATGTCTTTAGCACCAACAATTCCTGTGCCTTGACCTAAATATGTTTTGGCATCAGGGAAGTAATCCTCAACAGCACTTGCAACAGTTGCTGCGCCACCCTCTAGTTGCTCTCCAGCTTCAGGTAAGTAACGTGGAGTTCCTTCAGCGTCTGTAAAATACGGAGTTGCTCGATCCATAAAGTCTTGACGTTCAGCGGCTGTATCAAGCCCCCCTGTAACAGCGCTTTGTAGATCGTCTTTTTCTGCCTGAACGTAATCTAGTTGGTTAAAAAGTTCAGGATCGTCTATAAGACCGCCTGAAAATTCAAGTACAGGGTTTCCATCAGCATCAAGAACCGGATTACCTTCTGCATCTAGTTGAGGTGTTTCACCACCAAAGACACGCTGTAACAGAGCTTCATCATAACCTTGAATATACGCTGGTCTTTGATTGATTACTGTTTGGGTAACATCTGACATTACGCTGTCCTCTCTAGGCTATCCATCATGCCATACATTTTATTAATACCTTGGTTTAAATCACCATTCCCTGCGCCTTTTACAGCGTCACGGGTCATTACAAACTCACCAGCGGTTAGCATAGCTGGAACATCGTCTTCTGTTCCAGAACCTTCGCTTGGCATTATGCCGCCATTCCTACGAGGAAAGTAAGCTGGACCGCCTTCGTTTGCATAAAGCATCTCACTTTCCCTATTTCTCTCACGAGGTCTAAAGGTTACGGGAGCATTTCCAGAACCACGGTTAAATCTTGCTAGATTACCACCCGGATCAGGGTCTTCATCTTTGCTAAACAGAGTATCAATTAGCTGAGTGCCAAGTCCCATTGTTAATGCTTCACCAAATTTATTGTTTAACATACGCCCAATGGTACTGTTTGGGTCTGTGCCAAAAAACTCACCAATTCCCAAAAGACCTTCTGCACGCGCCACATCAGAACCCATATTTTTCTTTAAAAGTTTGGTAACTGAATCATCAACTACTGACCCCCCCGGATCAGTCGAGAACATAGAAACAGGTGCTTTACTTACAGCTTGTGTTAAAGCGCTATCGCTATCTAAATTTAACCCCAACAAGCTATCAAGGCCACTCATGCCAGTGCCTCTACCAGTGAATCCACCAATGGTAGCACCGCCTACACCGCCAAGCAAAAGGTCACGAAGGCCAACATCTTTACCTTGTAGCTTTCTTAACGCAGCATTGCCAAAAGCGCCTTGAACCATAGGATTTGAGGCGGCTTTTGTTAAGAAAGGAATTAATTTGTCTAAGAAAAACTCAGGTTGCCCTGTCATTGGGTTCATGCTGTTTTGACCTGATCCCACCACATAACGGCTTGGATCAGCGCCTACATCTTGGAACGCACGACCAAGGCCACGGGCCACTTGAGGGTTTTGCTGTAAGACTGCTTGAGGAACAACTGTTTCACCCGGAGTAAGGTGCGCCATCGCTGTATCGCCGTTTCTTCCGTAACTTGCCATGTTCTGCATTATACTAACCTCGTGACCACTTAATTTAAGTTACCAAATGTTCCTTTAAAATACTAGAGCGTTGATCCAGAAATCGGATCAGGAGCCGTAACCCGAATATTTGTACTTCTTGACTCTGATCCTGTCCAGTTTTCACCGCAATCTGGGCAGTTTCCATCTGGATAGGACGCAATTTCTTGAGGTGTATCTACCTCATTTTCACAGTTTACGCAAGAAACAGTATCTCTACTGTTGGAAGGACGCCATTTAGAGCCGTCATTCATCGTAATAATTGTATCTGTCATGATATTGTCACCGTTACGGCTCCTACTCCACTTGTGGCTGTATTGCCCCTTAAATTAGAAATATCTGCTACTGCAATCTTTACAAATCCCATCATTCCAGAGGCATCCCTATAATTAAACAACTCACCGGGAGCTAGTCCTTGATCGTCTGTTTGCAAGTTTGTAAGGGTTAATTCTGTGTGGCGTCCTTCTCCGGGGTTTTGAACTTGATTCAAGTACACAGCAAATGATCTCATTATTTCTGCCATATATTCTTGGCTATACTCCTCTGGGGGTATAGGGAAGAAAGGTAGAACTAAGTTTCTTGACATTAACGCCTCCCGTCAGGTCTTATATCAACCCGTGGCGAACCTAATCTCCATGCAACTCCAGTGTCCTCGCTCTCAATTCTAAAAGCAAATGATCTGCCCCTAAGCCGAACAAATACCTGTTCTGTAAACTGTTCAACAGGAATACTTGCTGTTTTAGATACCGAACTGGCATCAGACTTTAAGTAATCACCTCCGGGGAAGTTCCTAACTTTAAGAGTCATAGTTGCGCTGGGAACAGACGCAGTAGAATTTCTAAACGTCATGTCAGGAATTAAACGGCGCATAAAGGCAAATTGTTCGCCTTCTCCCAAGTCCATTTGACTGCTTTCTATATATGACGTTATAGCTGTGGCTGGACTTGTGCTTCCATCGTCAAAGCCAATCTCATGACTATACAAGTAATGGTCTGGCGCAGCAGCGGTAGGATCTGCGTTAACACCACGATCCAGCCACACAGTGCGAGCTAGAAGCCCATAATACCATATCTTCTGATCGTAGTTGTATGTAACGTAGCTATCGTTTTCGCTACTAGAAGCTGATGGATAAAACCAAGTAACCTCAGAGAAAGCAGAGTTAACGCCAGCAGTAACTTTTTCTAGTTGATCTACATTAATATCAGAGAATACATAGTCTCTTACAGAACAAGGAAGGCGTTGCACCGTTCCTCCATAAGCATAAAACTCTTCTGCGCCCATCCAGAATACGTTGTCTTCTACCGCAATGGCTGAGAGTGGACTTGCAATGGTTATACCTTCAGAAATTGAGTTTATTCCAAAAGTAAACGGCGATCCAAGAAACTGCATCGCGTGCAGAGAAACATCTGTAAAGACAAGGATTTGCTGCCTTGTTTCTACAGCGGTTACGATTTTAGAACCTGAGCCAATTCGAAGTTCACCAGCCGTATTGGTTGCAAGTGATTGCCATTCAGTAACATTTTCTGAGTCTGAGAAACGAATTAACAAGGGGTCTTGAGTTCCCTCTACGCTTTCAGAGTCACAGCCGAAGGCTATAACGTGCCTGTCTTCAGATACCATAATTTGCTTTGCTACGGTTGGAACTTTGTTAGCCCCAGCAAGTTCAGAAAGTTCTATTGCCCGTGTCTCAAGGCCATTTGTTTTATCCCAATAGAAGATGTTGGAATCCCTTATATTCATCACTAGGTCTTCACCAAAATTGTCATGGGACCAAATTCTAAGAGTTTGTCCAGAAGCGCTCAAATCAGTACCAGAACCCCAAGTGCCACGGCTCCACCCACCAGCGCCCCATCCGTTTCCAATGATAGTGGTATCAAGACCTGTATTGAACTGGTAAGCCCCTACAATTGAACTACCACCTGTTCCTGTATCCGAAGATGTTGCGAACACATAAGAAGGGTTTAAACCACTTGTAGTTGTAATGCTTGCAATAGTGCTTAATGCACGAGCCTCTATTTGGTAGCTGTTATCGCCTATTATTGCAGTTACTTGGTATTCTTGGTTTAAAATGTTTGCAACTATAACGCCCCCAAGCGTTGCCGCCCCAGAAAACGTAACAAAGTCATTTTCCAAAACACCGTTGTTTGTATCTGTTACAATTAGTGTAGCGCAATTTACAGCCGCACCTGATGAATGTGCTGCGGCTACTGTGTCGTTTACGCCCCTAACGCACCCAATTAAATTATTTGACGTAACGCCAGCGTATGTAATGATTTCACTGTCAATCTTTATCCTACCAGAAGCAGGGAAGTTAGAAGCTGACGTTAAGGGAATGCTTGTAAGAACGGCTGAAATATTAGCAGAAATCGTGTTTGCAATAGCATCAATGGAAGCTACTCCACCAGCGGCTGTTGTAGCTCTAATTGGCGTGACATCGTTATATTGCCCACCTTCGTTAATGTAATACTTTAGGTTAGTACCAACGCCTAAGTAGTTAGTGCCATCTAAAGCAACCCAAGGGTGAAGAGCGCGACAAGTTCCAAGGAAAGAATTAATTGATGTTTTTATCCAACCTCCAATTTTTTCAGGGTAGCCAAAGCGAAACCTGACCTTATCCATATCAAACCAACCGCCCTCATTGCTATAAGACGTAGTTTCACGGTTGATACCGGGACGGAATTGAAGTTTTTGTAGCGGCATCAGAAACCTCCTGTTGGGAAGATTATACACATTTGTTCGATTTATACTAGACTTAGGTTTAAACCATTAGCTCAAAATGTGGCCCGTCAATGAATGGCCTACGTCCTTGAGTCCTTCTTGTATCAACATACTCGTTCATGGCATCTTCCATAGTGCCTTCAAACTGAGCTATGTTTGATATGTGCCATGCCGCGCCCCAACGAATAG